AATATTTATTTTTAGAGAAAACTAATATTATCTCGTGATTTACTAACGGCTTATTTTTTGCCTCAAAAAATCCAGTGACTTTTGACTTTTCCCAAACCATCTCATATCTAAACATATTTGGGTTACTCATCACCAAAGCACTGGTAAAAGGTTGTGAAGCAGTTAAAACTATCGCCCCTTTGTCTTTTATTAATCTCTTATACTGTGCCCATAATGGTTCAAAAGGAATTATCGTATCCCACTTACAAGCGGTTATTCCGTAAGGCAAGTCACAAAGTATCATATCAATACTCCCATCAGGAATATCTTTCATCTTTTCCAAACAATCACCTTGTATCAATTCAATCTTTGGCATCTTTCATCTCCTTAACTAATTTCTCGTTTGCATCTACAATCTTCTGCATATCCTCAACAGATATTTCTTTGTTCAAAGAAATAAACTTTCTCGTCCTTTGTCTGAAAATACTCTTTTGTTACTTTGATTACTTTCATAACACAAAACCGCGCAGCCTCGTCGCCGCAAATCACAGCCCCTCCTCCCACGTTCGATGCACAACTCTAAAAAATTTTCCGTCACGCTTGTAAATAATCCGCGTCGGCGCCGGACTGTTTTGCAAAATAGATGCAGCCTCGGCCAGCGGCATGTCTCCACTCATCTCGCTAAAACATCCGCTGCAGTTTGCAATCGTCGCTAGCAGAGAGAGCGCTTTCATTCCAGCATATCCCTCGTGCCTGACGCACAGATACTCGTTGACGCTTTGCCCTGTCAGGCTTTCCGGATAGTAAGTTACTCGCAGCATCTCTTTTCCGCTCGACTTGCTTACGTGCTTCCGCCACGTCCAAGACCCCACCGACATTTTTTTGATGTCGTCGCCCATGATGTCGTCGTCATGCAGCCACATATCCGGGCGCTGCTCTTCCGGCGGTGGCGGCTCAGTTCCGCAAGAGGGGCAGGCACTCGCGCTCGCTGAATATATTTCTTTGCACACTTTGCATTTTCTAGTCGACGCTTTGCCGCTCCCGCTCGTCGCTGTCGACGGGATAACAGCTGTGATCGGCCCGTGCTGCTCGACGACACCAGCGAAATCTAGCACAAGGCAGTGATCTGTGTGCGACTTGATGCGCATGCCTCGCCCTGCCATTTGCACATATAGCCCCGCCGACATCGTCGGACGCAGCATCACGATCAAATCTAAGTCGGGATAATCAAAGCCCGTCGTCAAGACATTAGCGTTCGTAATCGCGCGGATCTTTCCCTCGCGGAAGCCGTCTAGCATGGCGTCGCGTTCGTCTCTCGGAGTCTTGCCAGTCACACACGCAGCGACGACGCCGCGACTACGCAGGACGTCGGCGACGTGCTCAGCGTGCGATACCCCAGCGCAAAAAAATAGCCAAGCCTTGCGGCCCTCTGCTAGCCCCATCATCTCGTCGACCACACGCTCGTTGTCGTCGTCATTGTCGACTGCCCGCTGCAGCTCGCTCTCGATATACTCGCCGCCGCGTTTGTGTACGCCGTCGACGGATAGGCGCGCGGTTGTCGCTTTGCTTCGCAGCGGCGCAAGGTGCCCGAGATAGATAAGCTCATTGATCGTCACGGGCTCGATGAGACCGTGGAACAGCGCCGGCTCGTCGGTGATCAATCCATGACCGAGTCTGTAAGGGGTTGCAGTCAAGCCGACGACTCGCAGCGCTGGATTTATTTCTTGCAGGTCTCGAATCAAATCGCGGTACGCACCTTGATCGCGATGCCCAATTAAATGTGCCTCGTCGACAATCACGAGATCGACATGACCTAGCTGTTCCGCTTTTTTGCAAACAGACATGATCCCGGCAAACGTAATCGCGTCGATGTCCCGCCTGCCAAGACCAGCCGAATAAATACCCAGCGGCGCGCCGAACCAGTGTCCGTACAGCTTTGCGGCGTTCTGTTTGATTAGCTCTTTGACATGAGTCAGCATCAGGATACGAGTATCCGGCCAGCTCGTTAGAGCGTCCTGACATAGCGCTGCTATGACGTGACTCTTGCCGGATCCCGTCGGCATCACAAGGCACGGGTTGCCCCGGTTGTCTCTGAGCCAGCGATACAAAAGATCGATGGCGCGTTGCTGGTATGGTCTAAGTTTCATGCAAACAAATCCCGCGTGTATCCTCGCTTGAGCCGCTTGACCGCCGCCCACAACGCAACTCGATCGAGCCGTCTTCGCTTTTGTAAACGTCTTTCACAACTCCCTAACAATCCGCGCGCAAAATACCTCGCGCACAACCTCAACAGCGGGATCCCCGCATGACGTCGGACCGCTGATGATCTCTTTGCTTGTGTAGTGACCTGGACCGTTGACCACTTCTCGACCCTCGATCAAATATAATGCGTGGTCTTCGTCGCAATCGAGCCTAGGCCAGGGCACAAGGTCAGGGTGGAGCACATGCGCATCGCAGCCCTTGCGCTGATAGTCAAAGGGAATCTCGCTGTTGTATTTTTCGCAATTCCAAGTGCTGTCATCTGTCGGCGTCGCGTGCGCGCACGTCCGGCAGTTGACCTGATTTGTAAGCCGCGAGCCGTGGCACAGGTCATAACCAGCGCACCACTTGCACTCGTAGGTGCTCAGCGGCTCGGGCATTCTGTCGTTAACGGCGATCCGTTTCGCACGCGCGACTAGCCCTTGCGCTGATACTTTGTCTAGGTGAATCCGCTCTGTGTATATCGAGTCGTCGTCTTTGCAGACTGCAAAATATAAAGCGCGCGAGAGTTTGAGCCCGAGCATATAGACCTGCATCTGTGACCAGTGCAGCGGCTTTGATTTCTTGACGCCGTCTTTTTGTAGCGACTTAAAACTTTTTAAGTTGTGAGTTTTGATCTCGAGTAGATGTGCAGTCTTTTCAGCTCCGAGCACTCCTCTATAAATGATGCCGTCGATCGATCCGCTGACATGCGCTCCGAAATCCACGCGTGCTTGATGATCGCGCACAACCACGCCGACGCTCGCAAGCCACTCGACGACGCGACCCTCTTCTCTCTGTCCGCGATCGAACAGGCGCAGTGTGCGGCCGCTGAATTTTTCGACGACAGCCCAGCGCAAGCCGATCCACAATTTGCGATCGCACTTGTGCCCGAGCTGTGAGCAGCCGAGATGCGAGCGTGGCGGCTCTTGATGCTTTGCTGTCGCGTCATCAATCAAGCTTGCGATAGTTGTTTCGGGCTCGGGTATAGCAACCATGTGATCGGCACCTCCATAGCGTCCCCGGCTTGCCGGGGACGCGAGCAGGCGTCGAGCTTAAAACGGCAACGAGTCTTTCGCCCAGGGAGGCGCGGCGGCCTTAGCACCGCCGTTACTCGTCGGCGGCTTTGCATTCGTCGGCATCGAACATGCAATGCTTGCGCGAAAAGCTTTGACCTCGTTTTTATCGCCCCACTCATCCGACTTGCGGATCGACAGTTTGACGTCGAGAGTACCGCCGATCAATTGGTCGGTGTCGCGTGCCGAGGCTAATCCGATAGAGCGCATCAACTCGCCCAGCTGCTGGCGTCCAATCTCCTCAGCTTTTGGATTCTTGTTTTTTAGATTGAGATTGCCGAACACAACCCGACCCTGATACTCAGGCCCTGTGATGTCGTAGCGGATCGCGATGTACTCGCCATCGCCTGCTTTGGTCGGCCGCAGCTCGGCACTCACAATCTGGACGCTGTACCAGCCCGCTGGCACTGGCTCAAAACTTTTGCCCTCGGGCAGCTCTGCGGCGACGTATTCTTGACCAAGAAAACTCATGACTTCTTCTCCTTGACGACGGCAAAGCTAGGCCTTCCCAGCGTCGTTGTGATTGCGCCGAATAACGGGCGCGTGATTTTCTCGTCGGCGGCTTCCCAGATCTTTTTATTGATCTCAGCTTTCCATCGAAACAACGAGCCCAAGTGGTCACTCAGCCCGTACTCAGCTGCGAGTTCCTGCAGGCAGTCGGAGTCGATCTTTTTATTTTCGCGTACAGTTATCTTCAACGTAATTCCGCCGTCCTCGATCGATTCGATGTCTCCATAGCTCGCGAGGATTTGATCTTCAATCTCGCGCCGCTTTTTTTGCGCGTCTTGCTCAGCCGTCTTGGCGTCGAGCCAAGCTTTTACGAGGCTCATCCCTTCCCCCCGTGAACAAGCCCGCAGTGCCCGCAGCTGTCGGAGTCTTCGACCCACATCATGCAGTCAGAAGCAATGCAGTATGTGCCTTTTTCCCGATACGCATCATTATCTGTGTCTACTACCAGCCTCGTCATCGGACACAATTTTGTGCGCGCGCAGTTTTCAGTTCGGGTTGTCATGACACACCACCCTTGATCTTCTCGATGAGCGCCCCGAGGTCCACAGGTTCCCAGATATCTAGCTTGCCGCTCCGATCTTTCGCAAGCCACAATCCGTCAGAGCCCGTCATGAACATCCGATGCGTTGTGCCCTCGGCGTCTTTATGTATGTGTATTGCTAGCACTTCATCAAAAAAATACGGGAGCGCTTGCGCCGCTTTTTTTCCCGGCATCGACGGGCTGTAAAGAAGCTTGCCCAGGTCGTCTTGCTGCTTTTCGCACTTCGCTGTCATGTACACGTGTCGACCCGGCAGATCTCGAAATGCGCGCACAACATCTCCCATTTGATCGATCATTGCGCCGTAAGCTTGGCGCGGATCTTTCGTGTTTTTCATCTCTGCGCTGAGTACGATTTCCGCGATTTCAGAAATGCTGTCTATTGCGATCGACTCGATGCTCTTCATCGCGTCCGCGTCGGACGCGATAAATCTGTATGCGTCATGCAGCATCGCCATCGAGTCAATTTCAATATAAGGGATCTCTTTGCCAGCCAGCGACAACAATCCGGCTTCTGCACTCAGTACTAGCGGGCTTGGCAACGTCGCTACAGCTGTTGTCTTGCCCGCTCCACTCTCACCGTACGCAAGAATTTTTACGCCATTTGACGCTAGTCCGCTTGTGTTTTTTAAATCAATTGACATTTTCGTCTCCGATCTTTTCAGACAATTTTTCCAGCGCGCCGTTGGTAGCGGAGTCGGCGTAGGCGGCGTCGGCAAGTTTGGAGCGGGCGAAGTAAGCGTTGCTTGCTGCTGCGTCGGCGACGCTGAGGCGCACCTCTGCGCCGACGGCGTCATCAGTCGCTTCGTTCGTCAACTTGGGATCATCCATATTTTCGTCTCCTTTTTTGATCGCTGTCGGATAGTCCTGTTGCGATGTGTCCGTGCATTTTACACCTTGACATGTCGGTCTGTCAACAACTAAAATAAAAATAATTCACACTAAAGGATTTTGCTATGAACAAAAAAGCACCGACTCTTGACGAGCTTCGTGATGCACTCGCTGATCGCAATCTATCTATAGTATCTAAAAAAACCGGCATACACTACAACACTTTGCGCAATCTTGCAACAGGCCAGACCGAACCTCAGTACGAGACTGCTAGGATTCTGATCGACTACCTACGCTCAACCGAGGTCTGACGGATGAACAACAATCTAGTCGAACTTTTCGGCCGAGAATTTACGCCGCCCCCCGAGCTATCGCCGCGTGACGCAATGCTTCAAGCAGGACTAGGAGGGGTCCCGGACGATATTTTATTTGACAGCGCGCTGCATCGGTTCAGCACGGGCAAAAAAAAGTTTGATGGTTGGTACGTCGCTCATGATGGCGACGTCAAGACGGTCATCTTCGGTTGCTGGCGAGACGGCATCGAGGACGTCTGGCACAGTGCAGGCGAGCGCACGCCTGAATCAATCGCTCAGACACGCGAGCTCCAAAATGCAGCTCGAGAGAAAATCCGCGAAGCCGTCGCGTCCGTCGTCGAGACAATCTGGAGCAACGGTGCGGACGCATCGCCAGATCACCCGTATCTGCGACGCAAAAAAGTCCAGCCACACGGCGCTAAAGTGACCGGCGACGGGCGGCTCATGGTCCCGATCTACGACGAGAACGGCGAGCTGTCGTCGCTGCAGTATATCAATCAAGACGGGATCAAACTCTACCACGCTGGCGGTGCGGTCGGCGGGCGCTTCTGGTGGATCGGCAAGCCAACTGACACAATCTATATCTGCGAGGGCTTCGCAACGGCAGCCACGGTACACGAAGAGACCGGCTGCTATACTATTATAGCTTACAGCGCTCAGAACCTACCTGCGGCAACCGGGCACGTTCGCGCGCGATATCCCGATCATGATATTTGCATCGTCGCTGACAAAGACAAGTCGAGCACGGGCGAAAATCACGCCTGCCAAGCGAGCGCTCTGCACGGCGCGCGCGTCGTAGTACCGCCCGAGCTCGGCGACGCTAACGACTACAAACTTGCGGGCGGCAATCTCAAAGAGCTTCTACAGCCAAAGCACGATGGCTGGTTACTCGACGCAAACGATCTCGCGCTTGAGCCACCGCCAGTCTCCTGGCTCGTCAAACGCTGGATTCAGCGAAACGCATTTTGCATGATCCATGGCCCGAGCGGCTGCGGCAAAACTTTTATCGCGCTGGACTTGTGTTGTCGGATTGCATCAGACATCGACGATTGGCAGGGGCTCAAGGTCCGCAACGCACCCGTCGTCTACCTCGCTGGCGAGGGACTGTACGGCATGCGCCTGCGTCTCGCAGCTTGGATACAGCACCACGGCGTGCGTCGTCTTGACATGATGGTGAGCAGTTCGGGTTGCGATCTCAACACGCCGATCGGGAGACACAAAGTTAAAGAGGCGATACGCGAGGCACAGATCAAACCTAAGCTGATCGTGGTAGATACTCTTCATCGGTTTCTGGCCGGCGACGAAAACTCAGCACAAGACGTAAAAACAATGCTCGACGCCTGCTCCGATTTGATGGCTACATTTGATTGCTCGGTGCTGCTTGTACATCACACCGGAGTTAGCGGCGAAGCACAGCACAGAGCTCGCGGCAGCTCGGCTTGGCGCGGTGCACTCGATATTGAGATCAGTGTTACTCCGTCCAGCGGAGCGAACTCGATCAAGCTCGAGCAGAAGAAAGCTAAGGATGCTGAGCTTGCCGCTCCTATATATGTCGACCTGCGCGGCGTGCCACTCGACGGGCGCACAGATGAAGACGGCGAGCCGGTCTCTAGCGCGATCATTGAGCGCGGAGCAGAGCCGGCTAAGCGAACAAAAGAACCAGCCGCAGCACCCTACACGATTTTCGCGAACGCGTGGCAGGCGGGAGAAAAAGAGTACCTGGGGGGGAAGCCTTTTTTATCACGTTCCGATCTGCGAGATTATTTGATCGGGCTCGGCAGATCTAAACAAGCCGCCGCGAACTGGGTCAACGACGACGACAAACGCCAAAATCGTCCGATAAAAATTATGCTATTGAATGGCATTATTTCGACATCGGGCGCGGGGTGGGTAGTAGAAAAAGAGCCGACGCAGTGCTGCGGCATGATTCTGAGTACACTAAATACACTAACCGAGAATTTGAAATAGTGTACTTTTTAAGTTATCGAAAACAAACGCGAATAAGAAAAAGTACACTAAGCTGTACACTATGACTGGGCAAAAGTAAAAAGTACACTAACTACTACCCCCCCCTTTAGGGGGGGTAGTTTAGTGTACTTTTTACGCGCGGCAAAACAGAAAGGGCACAATGTTAGAATCTGTTTTACAAAAAGCGGTCATCTCATATCTCAGAAGACTGCAAAATCTTGGTGCGCCAATTTTAGGATTTCACATACCAAACGCAGGGAGACGATCGAGGCGCACCGGGGCACAACTCAAACGTGAGGGGCTATTGCCCGGCGCGCCTGACCTGGCCGTCCTGCTGCCCAGGGGCCGCGTAGTGTGGATAGAGCTCAAGTCAGGGTCGGGCAGGCAGTCTAGCTCACAGCGGGACGTACAGAGCATCCTCGAAGCAATGGGCCACGACTATTGCATAGTCCGCGCTGATAGCTCGGCTGATGCGGTGGCTATCGTCGCAGCTATTGTAGAGCCGCTGCTTGAGCACACGTCTTGACCGGACTTCGACAAACAGTTATAATGATCAAACTATGAAAAAGAACAACACAAAGAACACTGAAAGATTGATTCCGTGGAAACCCGGTCAGTCAGGCAACCCAAGAGGCCGCCCCAAAGGCGCGAAGGACAGTCTTGAAGCACGAGTCCGCCGACTTCTCAACAAAGTCGCGCCCGATCAAATTCAGGAGTCACTGCGCAAGCTGGGAGTGATTGACAAGAAAAGTACTGCGACACTCGAAGAGGCCATCGTCGCCAGGCTCATTCTCAATGCAGTGTCGGGCGACATCAAAGCGTCGAGGGAGATTCTGAACAGGGCATACGGCATGCCCCGGCAAACAGTTGAGCAGGACCTGACCGTCTATGAAAATGTCGAACGAGCAGAGCTGCGGGCCATGCTTGCAGATTCAGAGATCGCAAAAAAAATGCGCGAGCTATCACAGACGATGCACGGGTTTACCGCGATACCAGAAAACACAAAAAAATCTGCCGACGAATGAATAGTGCGATGCTGAGCAGCGAGGCAATACTCGAAAATGCCTGGCGCTCTGACCTCTGTCTGTATGCTAACCGCATGTCGGGAGGGAAGTGGTTGCCGTATTTGCATCTGAGATACATCGCAGCAAAGCTTCAAGACGCGCTCTGCCGAGGCTCTGCCCGCATTGTAGTGACGTGTCCGCCTCGTCACGGCAAGTCAGAGCTTTGTTCGTACTGGCTGCCGACTCAGTACATCGACATCAACCCAGCTCGGCGCGTTATTTTAACTAGCTATGGCGATAGCCTGGCGGCCGACTTCGGTCGCAAGGTTCGAGACACGCTGACAAACGAGAGCCTTCCGACTTGGGCAGAGGTGCGCGGAGACACTATGCGGGTGTTTGATTGGCACACGACGGAGGGAGGAGGGATGAGGACCGCGGGTGTTGGCGGGCCGATCACCGGTCGCGGTGGCGATCTCATTATCGTTGATGACCCGCACAAGAGCTGGGACGAAGCCTGCTCACCGACTTATCGTCAGCGCGTAATCGACTGGTTCAATTCAACGCTCTATACGAGAGCCGAGCCTGACGCGTCGATCATCATCATTCAAACGCGCTGGCATGATCGAGATCTAGCAGGCTACTTGTTGAACGAGCACAGTGACAAGTGGCTTGAGATTCGGCTACCTGCGATTGCCGAGGCGGGCGATCCGCTGGGCCGCAGTGCAGGCCAACCTCTTTGTCCCGAGCGATACTCAGCACTCGATCTTGAGAAGATCAAAGAAGCGATGGGCGCGCGCATGTTCGCAGGCTTGTATCAGCAGAGCCCGCGCCAACTCGATGGCAACATGATCAATGCGAGCGACATCAGGCACGGGACGCCGCCGACAGAGGCTTACAGCAAAGTTGCTGTCGGGGTTGATCTCGCGATCAGCACGAGGGAGACCGCTGACTACACCGCTGCAGTCGCGATCGGCAAGGCGGCTGGAGAGTGGTGGCATCTAAAAGCGGCTCGCACTCGGGCCGGATTTCACGGGGCAGTAGACTGGATCATGAAGTTTTGCGACGACCTTGATCCAAAAATTGTTGGTGTTGAGTCGGTGTCGTTTCAAGCCGCAGTTGTGCAAGAGCTGCTGGTGCGGTCGAGCTTGCCGGTGAAGGAAATGAAAACAAAAGGTCGCGATAAAGTAACGCGGTTCCAGCCCGTCGCTGCTCGGTATGAAGCGCGGCTGATCAATCACGCGCTCGACTTGCCCAGTTATTACGAAGACGAGTTGTTGACGTTTCCGAATGCG